TTACAGGGATGAGGGTCCGGACTTGGAGGACATGTTAGATATGCAGGAGTGGTATGAGGAGTTGGAGGAGTATGAGAGGTGTGCAGGCATAAGGGATTACATAAGTGTCAGGTTTCCTAAAAAAGGTAAATAAACTTTTGGAGTTTAGAGTGATATTTAATATATTTGAATATTATTAAATAAAAAAACCAATAAATTATGCAGGACACAATAGAGAAGGTAGAGGGGATGAGTAAGGAGGAGTTGATGGAGAGAAGGCAAAAGATTACAGATTATTATGAGGAGCACATACCACATTTGAAGGTACAGTTGGAGTATGAGCGTTTGTTAACAGAGATTGAAGAAAACAGGGCTAAGCGTGTGCAGGCACAGAAGTTTATGGCACAGGTTATGGCATCAGAAGATATGGGGGAGAGTAAAGAATAATATTAGATATTGTTTTTAAGGGATGCTTTCCCCCACAAGCTAGGAGGAGTTTTATTATTTATTAACTGTGAATAGTATGGGTTGATTACTCTCCTCCTATAAACTTATTTCTTGCGTGGTCAGGCATTGAGAGTTTGAGCGGGGGCTTTGTACTTTCTTTGTCTGGCTTTTTAAATTTATAGATATGGATATTACAATTTTATTAGATGCTGGGCATGGAGGTGTTATTGATGGTCAGTATCAGACTAGTGGTAAACGTTCACCTATATGGGAGGATGGCAGTGTATTGTATGAGGGTGAGTTCAACCGTGCGGTGAAGGCTAGGTTAAAGGAGATGTTGCAGCTTAAGGGTATTAAGTATGTAGACATTAATCCGCAGGATACAGACTTAGATTTGAGTGAGCGTGTAGCTGTGGCTAACACATATGATAATAGTTTGTATGTGAGTATTCATGCAAATGCTGGAGGTGGTAAGGGTTGTGAGGTATTTACATCAGAAAATTGTAGTGCTAATAGTACTAGGATGGCAGAGTGTTTACAGTCACAATATGCACCACATTTTTACGGAGAGAGATGGAGGGGTATTAAGAAAAGGGATTTTTATGTTGTCAAGCATACTAAGATGCCAGCAGTTTTGGTGGAGTGTTTTTTCATGGATACTGAGCAGGAGTGCAAGAAGTACTTGATGACAAGACCTGGAAGAGAGCAAATAGCAAAATGGATATTTAGTAGCATAATAGATTATATAAAATGATAGTTAGAAAGGTAGATAAAAAGGTGAGATCAAATAGGGATAAGGTGATTATGTATCAGATATTGACCTATTGTTTTTTCAATAACATTAAGGTGAGCCGTACAGAGTTGGAGTTACTTACAGACTTGTCAAAGAACAATGGCATAGAGATAAATGAGCTGTGTCAGCAACTATCTGTTAAGTGTATATACAGGACTAAGCAATCTGCAAGAAATGCCATAACAAAAATTGAGAAGAAGGGTTTGATAGTTAAAGATGGAGACAGCCGGAAGAAACGGGTATGGATATCTGAAGATATTGAAGTAGAAACACATAATGCAATATTTTTAGATATAAAAGTTCTTGGAACATGAATCCAAAAAAAGCAATAACATATAAGGATGGGATAGCTGAAGAGCTTGGGGTTTCTGAAGATGTTGTAAATGCATTTATAGGATTTTACTATGATAGGGTGCGTGAGAGCTTGTCAGATATTGAACATTTGGGATTATACTTAAATGACTTGGGTACTTTTTTTATACGTAGGAACAAGTTGTTATATAATTTAAAAAAACAAAAAGACATACTTGGCAATCTAAAAAAGACTACATACAATGGTTATGAAAAGAGTATAACAGTATCTGAAAAGATTAAGCTTTATGAAGATGCGTTAGAAAGGGTAAATAAAAGGATAGATAAAAAGAAAGAGTTTAAAAATAAAAGATATGGCATGGAATAAATATTTGGGAGCTTTTAAGAGCAGGAAGCAAATTCTTGAAGGTATAAAGAACAGGGTATTTAAGAAGGAGCATGTGGAAGCTGAAGCAGCAAAGAGGTGGTCAATATGTAAGGAATGCCCTAGCCTAGATACCAAAGGTTCTAAGTGCATGGCTCCAGGAACACAACCTTGTTGCGGAGAGTGTGGGTGTAGCCTATCTCTAAAGACTAGAGCTTTATCATCAGATTGCCCTTTAGGAAAATGGAAAGCCTTAATGGATGAGGATACAGAAGAAAAGTTAATGAATAACCTAACATTTAAGAAGTAATGGGATTAACATTTATAGAAAAGGGTCATAAGTATGAAAGTTCAGACGGTATAGTTTGGACAAGTGTTACATCATTTATATCAATGTTCAAAGATGGTTTTGATAAGAAAGGTGTAGCAAAGAAGTGTTCTACAAACAAGAAGTCTAAGTGGTATGGTTTACAGCCACAGGTTATAATGAACATATGGGAAGGGGAAACGCAAAGAGCTATAGATTTGGGTAACTGGTATCACAATCAAAGAGAGGCAGATCTTTTAGACTTTAGTACTATAGAGAGAGAAGGTGTAGAGCTACCTATTGTAAAGCCTATTATAGAAGAAGGTGTTAAACATGCTCCTACTCAGAAGATATCTGATGGGGTATATCCTGAACATTTTGTATATTTGAAGTCAGCAGGATTGTGTGGTCAGGCAGATTTAGTAGAGGTAGTAAATGGCAAGATAAATATTACAGATTACAAGACTAATAAGGAGATCAAAGAAAAGAGCTTTGTAAACTGGGAGGGTATAAGTAAAAAAATGCACATTCCTGTAAACCATTTAGATGATTGTAATTTAAACCATTATAATTTACAGATGAGCATATATGCTTACATAATAAAGAAGCACAATCCTAAGTTAAAAGTGGGTTCTTTAAAAATACAGCATGTACAGTTTGAGAGTGAGGGGGAAGATGAATATGGATACCCAAAGACTAAATACGAGAACGGAGAACCAATAATTAAGAAAATCAAAATGTATAACCTTCCATATTTAAAAGATGAGGTGATAAGCCTTATTATGTGGCTAAAAGACAAGAAAGATGCTAATAAAGTTATTTGATATACAGAATGACAAGGTAGTTCCTACGGAACATTGCTATACTTTAAAGTTTTTAAAAGATATAATGGAAGCATTTCCTGAAACATATCTTAATGTTTATCAGTATTTATTCTATATGACATGTCCAAATCCTGATCTTAACCCTTTCTTTAATCTTCCGGAGCATGAAAAGGAAGATATGATTGTTGAAGAGATACAGATGGAGGAGTCTTCTGAAGATGAGCTTATACAAATGGGCTTAATAAAATGTCAGAAATTATATGAGACACCAACATACAGAGCATATAGAGGTATCAAATCAATGTTAGATAGATTGGCAAGATACATGGAAGTAACAGCTATTGAGCATGGAAGGGATGGAAATATAAATTCTATGGTTAATGCAGCGGCTAAGTTTGAAAGCATTAGAAATTCCTATAAAGGTGCATTCAATGATATGAAACAAGAACAACAAAGTTCTGTCCGTGGAGGTCAGGGTTTAGCATATGATCAATTATAAAACCAACAACAATGAAAATCAAACCATTAGGCAGTAAGGTGCTGCTGAAAGAAAAAGAAGCACCAAAATTTTTTAAAGGTACAAGCATTCTTATGCCAGAAACTGCAGCTACAAAAGAATATCTAGCATATGTAGTAGCTGTAGGAAAAAAAGTAGAAAATGTAGAAATAGGCAATCTCATTAAATATGCAAAGCATATACAAACCATTGAAATGGAACATAAAGGGGAAAACCACTTTCTTATTGATGAAAAAGACATACATGCAATTGTAGAAGATGATTAGTATACCAACATACAGTAATGGAAATTGGCAAACTACTGAATTTAGAGATAAGTCAGAGTTTGCCTTTTTTATTTTAGGATTGTTTAAAGAGCCAGGCTTATACAATTTTGATAAAACATCTTACATGTTTAATGAGCAAGCAAGAAGTTTTAATGAGCTTGGTTTTTACTGCAAAAGTCCTTTCAGGTCTAAAGACTTTATTAAGTACTGGGAAGATCAAAAAAACAAATGCCGGAATGGGGTAATATTTGTAGGTAGTGAAACCTGGTATCTTACAAGAGACTACTATATGTGGTTAAACTTTCTTCCTATCTATGATAAAGAGGAGAAAAAATATGGCTTTGCAAAAGTTAGAGATGCACAATATCATATGGCATTATATGAAATACTTGCAGAGTTACACAATGAGCATTCAGCAATATTAAAAAAACGTCAAATAGCATCATCCTATTTTCACATGGCAAAACTATTAAACCAATATTGGTTTGAAGAAGGTTCTGTATGTAAAATTGGTGCTAGTCTTAAAGATTATATCAATGACAAGGGATCTTGGAAGTTTTTAGAGGAGTATAGAGACTTTCTTAATGAACATACCGCTTGGTATAGACCTAGCAATCCAGAAAAAGTTTTGTTGTGGCAACAGCAGATAGAAGTACGCATAGGCAATAGAAAGCTAAGAAAAGGTTTGAAGTCAAAAATTCAAGGGGCTTCATTTGAAAAAAATGCTACAACAGGTGTAGGTGGTCCTACAACTTATTTCTTTCATGAGGAGGCAGGAATTGCTCCTAAAATGATGGATACCTATGAATATTTAAGACCTGCAATGTTATCAGGAATGGAAACAACAGGTATGTTTATAGCAGCGGGATCTGTTGGTGATCTTGAACAATGTAAGCCTTTAAAGGAAATGATACTTAATCCTAAAGCCAATGGTATACGTGCTGTAAAAACAAATCTTATAGATGCAGATGGTACAGAAGCATATGCTGGATTGTTTATTCCTGAACAATGGTCTATGCCTCCATATATTGATTCTTTTGGAAACTCATTAATAGAAGAGGCTTTACAGGCAATTTATTCAGAAAGAAAAGAATGGAAGGAAAATCTCAATCCAGAGCAGTATCAGTTAAGAATATCACAGAAACCTACAAACATAGCAGAGGCTTTTGCGTATAGAAAAGAAAGTATATTTCCACAAGGGCTTATACATAAGCAGCTTAAAAAGATTGAAGATAAAGAATACAGCTATGAACACATAGAACTAGAAAGAACACAAGAAGGTATTGAAGCTAAGAGGTCTAATAAACTACCTATAAATAAATTTCCTGTTAGTAGGAAGCTTCACGATAAAACTGGTTGTTTAGTAGTTTGGGAAAGGCCAGTGCCTAATCCGGATTTTGGTTTGTATTATGCGGGTATTGACCCTGTTTCTGAAGGAAAAACTACAACATCTGATTCTTTATGTAGTATCTTTGTATATAAGAACATGGTAGAGATAGCTAGAGAAACACCAGATGGTATAGAACACATTATAGAAAAAGATAAAATTGTAGCAGCATGGTGTGGTAGATATGATGATATAAATAAAACACATCAACAATTGGAGCTTATTATAGAATGGTATAATGCCTGGACAGTAGTAGAGAACAATATATCTTTATTTATACAGCATATGATTTCTAAAAGAAAACAAAGATATTTAGTACCCAAAAACCAAATACTATTTCTTAAAGACTTGGGATCTAATAAAAGTGTATTTCAAGAGTATGGTTGGAAAAATACAGGTACGCTATTTAAGAATCACCTAATATCTTATGCTATAGAGTTTCTTAGAGAAGAAACAGAACAAGAATTTGATAAAGAAGGTAATGTTATAAGCAGTACTTTAGGTATTGAAAGAATACCTGATCCGATGTTGCTTAAAGAAATGCTTGCATACCAACCCGGTGTTAACGTGGATAGACTTGTAGCCTTTTCTTCATTAATAGCTTTTGCAAAAGTGCAGCAGTCAAATAGGGGG